GAACAGTCTTAACAGACTTAAAGTTCTCTGATTCGGAACTTACTAATCTTTGTCAGATTAGGACATTCGGTAGGGCACTTCCGTGTCCCACCAAGAGGATGTGTTCTCTTGCATTCAGCGAACAACTGAATATACTCACCAATGAGTGGGTTACACCTCCAGAGAGGTTACGAGTAGTGGAACACTTCTCGAATGAGCTTGGTAAAAAGCTCAATGTTAGAGAGATGCCTCTCTCTACTCATGTTTCCGTGAGTACTTCCGGTTGCTTCGAAAGAAGCCAAGAGGAAGGAGGAATAGCTGGCGAGATATCCAGCTGGGTAAAGACCCTGGACGTACCTCTTGACGAGGTAGTCATAGGTCCTAGGCACCTTACAGGTGCCTTTACTGAAACCCTTGTGGATTTCATTCAGTCGTCTTATTCGACTATAAACATTTTAGATGTTTATGGGGAGCTTTTGCTTCCTAGACCCAAGTCCTTTTACGGGCTTGGTGCAGGCCTTAAAGTTATTGGCCTTAAAAAGAAAAACCTTTCTTTTCTTGACGCCCTCTACGGGGGCGCTGGCCTCTCTTCTCGAAAGAGGAAGGCCACAAAACTCCTCGGAGAGGAGTCTCTTCCATCTTCCCTCGGGAAGATTGTGCTACTCCTTTCGTCAGTGAAAGCTGGCGAGCAAGGAGAGTACCTCTCAGATCTCTCTGGGAAAGTTCTGGAACCAGAACGTTATCTCCATGTTGGAGATTGGAAGATTCCCATCTTCACTCCTGATGACATGCGTCATCACTTGATCTATCGGCCTGTCTCCATGCCGATGTCAAAGCTAGATTGTCTAGCTGAACCGGGCGCGAAAACGCGCCCTCTTGGTAAAAACCAAGCCTGGTTTACCATGGTAACCAGAGCCATGAGGTTCATGGCTGAGCCCATCCTCGCGAGAGATGGTAGAGCCAGAATTGGCTTACGCTCCACAAATAAGATGTGGACCTTTCTTAAGTACCTTAAGAAAAGAGCCCAGTCAATGGACTCACCAATCGGCCAGTCGACCGATTATAAATCAGCAACTGATCTGATTCCACTTGATTTACTCAAGGCGATTTGGACGGGCTTCTTGCGAGGCCTTCCCAAATCACACCCGTTTTGGGTGTTTGGCAGTCTTATAGTCTGCCAGAGACAGATGTTTAAAGCATCTAAGTTCTCGAGTCTGGAGAACGAATACCCCGACGGTATCTTGAACCAGAGAGGTTCATTCATGGGAGAGCCCATGAGTTTCCTGAGTTTAACTCTGGAAAATCTCCTTGTTGAGGAGATTTCATCCTACTATTATTACAATAGTGAGTCCAAAATATGGGACTTTCCTAGTAAGACAAAGGACTTACTTAATGGAGACGCGTTATGCGTCTGCGGCGACGACGTTGCCGCTCTCAGGGAAGACCTGAGAAGGGTTCTTCTTTTCAGGAGGATCGCCATCCAGTTGGGATGGGAGTTCTCTTGGAAAGAGGGAATATCCAAACGGATATTGATCTTTTGTGAAGATCATGCCATCATTCGTAATGATGGTAAGGATATTGCTATCCTTTACGTAGACGTGATAAAATCACGTCTCCTCACGACCATGAGCCGTGAGCACTCCGATAACCGGAGTTCTATCCTTGGCAAAGGACGAATGCTTAGTAATCAGCTTGATTACTTTGAGAACAAAAATCTCAAAATAGCCGTTCTCGGCTATTTCAGAAACATTTTTGACAGATGTTTCTCCTACGGAGTGATCCGTAATCAGGCATGTAAGTTGCCTATCTACCTACCGCCTTGCGCGGGAGGGATGGGCTTGCCCATCGTCGACACTTTAATGCCGTCGTTCATGTGGAAGTACATTGGCCACATTTACGATATCTTAGATATCGATTCTGAATCGAAGAGATTCGTAAAACTCGCCGAACTCGGGAGTTTGAACAGTCGTGTGAAACACGGCTTCTCTTCGGATACGTCCGGGATCCTGGAAGGGATCTTTAAAACGTATTCGAAGGCCCTACCGGGCCAACGTGAAGTTAAGTCAACTTCAATATATAGTGATGAATTCATCACTACACTTCTCCAGGAAGTGTATCAGGTTCAGCTACCTGATGACCCATATGTTCACACATATGATTTCTCATCTCTGAGAAATGAAGCCTATAGAATAGGCTTTGTTCCTCTTTCTTCCTTAACGGAAGAAGTGGAACGAGTCATGAATTTTCAAAAATTCATTAAACACGGCTCATCACGTGAGCCGAGGACCTTCAACTCATGGCTGAAGTCTTCCAAAAGGTATTGGAAGTTCCTCGATGATCCCACCGAGGTCTCTCGCCTAGAGAAACTAGGCAAAAACAGATGGAAATCTGTTGCTGCTCTGGAAAAGAGCATAACCAGAGGTTTCTCTGGTTGGATCTACGTCGGCGAAGACGTTGACTCAATGACCCTTGTTAACTCAGGGCCATCATTGAAGATCTCTTTCTCAAGAGATTCGAGACTGGGCGGTAAGCTCCGTCTTTACAATCAGTCACCTGATTAATGCCAAATGGCAGACCCGTCGAGGCGGATCGTTAGGGCTTGGCGGCCCTCATCGTACTGGGATTGAGACCCCAGACGACAGTATTGGAAACAAT